CTCCCTGATATTTTGTGGATGGGTCGAGTACGGGATGGCTTGGGCGGAGCTGGGCTGCTGGGCTGGAATTATTCTACGGGGGCTGCAGCTATTGATTTGGCGGTGCAAATGGGTGCCGGTACGGTGCTCCTGCTGGGATTCGATCTCCAGGTACTGCAGGGCAAATCTCATTGGCACAATCATCGTGCTCAGGTAACGTCTACATTGTGCTTTGATCGCTTTTTGCGTGGATTTGAGCGATTGGCTGCGGACCTAAAGCGGTATCGCTCTGACGTGCAAGTGTACAACGTGACTGAAGAGGGAAGTTCCCGTTTGACCTGCTGGCCCAGATTGGGGTGGGAGGAAGCGTTGCAACGGGTCCGCAGGTGCGAAGAGAAAGTGGCATGAGTCTTATTTCGAAGATGCGTCGGCAAGATGCGGTACTTTGGCAGCGGATAAGCTACACGCGCCAAGGAGTTCCGATCTACGGCGCCCCTGTTGCCATTCGTTGCCGGTGGGAGGATGTAACGCAGGAGTACCTATCTCCCCAGGGGCAACGGGAGCTGTCCAGTTCCGTGGTCTACGTGAGCCGAGATGTTGCGGTGGGGGATCGACTCGCGTTGGGAGAGCTCAGCAGCGATACGCCCTTGAATCCCTTGGACGCGAAGTCTTGGGAAGTGAAACAATTTTTGCAATTTCCGAACCTGAAGAATACCGAACTTTTACGAACAGCTTACTTGTAGGACTATGGCAAGGATTGAAATTATTGGCGGAGCCGATTCGGTATTAAAGAATCTTATACGAGAGGATAGGCGTGTTCGTGGGCAGATGATGCGGGGACTCAAAAAAGCAGGATTAACTCTCCAGCGTGAGAGTCAGCGGCTCGTACCTGTGGATACGGGCAACCTTAAGGCTTCCGCCTTTGTCCGCGAGGATGGGGATTCTGTGGTTGTAGGCTACACGGCCTCCTATGCTCTATATGTCCACGAGGCTGTCGGTATGGTGCTCCGTGGAGTGCCTCGGAGTCATGGCAAAGGCCGATACTGGGACCCCCAGGGACGGGCACAGGCTAAGTTCCTTGAAGAGCCCGCGCGGCGACTGAAGCCTCAACTAATGGAGATGATTAGGAAGGAAATAGATTGAATGCGTTCAGGTCCATGCCTTCTGAAGTGCTTCGCCAAGTCCTCATCGATCTGGGACAGGTAGAGGGGATTACGGGCTGGACTTGCTATACGTCCTTCCTTCCCGAAACACCTCCGGCTGCGGTCTGTATTTACGATACAGCAGGCGTGCTGGACGGGAGACTGATGGAGACAGGAGAACAGGTAGTCCATCCTGGATTTCAGATTCGGGTACGGAATACAGATCCCGTTGTAGCTTGGAATTATCTTAACCGAATGGTCAGTGCTTTGGATCAGGTAAAGATGCGGGAAGTAGCGATGAGTAGCGAGGAGTACTGGCTACTCTGGTCGGTATCCCGTACTGGAGATCTTCTGCCAGCAGGGATCGAGGAACAAGGGGGCAAGAGAATGTTCCATTACACCGCTAACGGCGTGATGGTGCTAGCGAGAAAGGAATAAAAATATGTCATCCAATACATACAAGTTAGAAGACGGATATGCAACGCTAATTACGATGGCGAATCTTCCTAATGTGAGGCTCTACGAGAAGGAGGTTACACCTCCGGCCTTCACAGGCGGCGGACCTATTGATACGACGACTATGCGCAATTCCGCATGGCGTACTCAGGCGCCCAAGATGCTTAAGACGTTGGGACATATATCTGCTACAGTGGCCTACGCAACAGAGGCATTGGAAAGTGTGATTGCTCAATTGCATGTCAATCAATTGATCACAGTGACGTTCCCTGATAGCTCATCCGTGCAGTTCTACGGATGGTTGGAGAGTTTTACGCCTGCAGCACATCGGGAAGGAGAGCTACCTACAGCGGAAGTTGTAGTGCAACCCAGCCTGGTGAATGATGCCAAGGAGGAGACAGCTCCCGTGTACAACGAGCCTACAGAATCCTGATGATCTATGAATCCACTTCGGCTTGATTTGGCTGTGCGGTCTCGGTCTGTAGTGATCGTGGGGCCGGGAAATAAAGAAGAGAATTACGAGTTGCGCGAGATGCTGGCCCGGGATCGGGATCGGTATCTGGATCAGCTCGGTACGCGGGTTGTGATGGACTCGGAGGGCAAGGTTATTCGTATCCAGAAGTTCGACGGACTCCAAGCGAGTTTGTTGGCCTGTTGTCTGTTCGATTCGGAGGGAAGATCTGTAGGGGCGGATAAGATTCAGAGCTGGCCTGCTGGTACTGTAGCGGCTCTATTCGAGGCGGCTCAGCAACTTAATTTACTCAATGCCAGCGGCAGCGCAACCAATCCGGAAAAAAACGAATGAGCGGTGCGAGGCGAGCATGGTTCCGTGTTGCTTCGCACCTGCACACATCCGTAGCCCGTCTTCAGTGCGAGTTGAGCTATTCGGAGTTTCTCGAATGGTTGGAGTACCTGCGCGAGGAAGAGACAAAGGAGCACTGGTACCTGGCCCAGATCGCGGCCGAAGTGCGCCGATCTTTTGTGACCGCTCCTGGGCAGATCAAGGTGACGGATTTCCTTCTTCGTTCGAGGGAAGAGAAAAAGGTTCAGTGGGAGAAGTCCAAGGAGATCTGGACCTCTGCTTTGGGCGTTCGGTTGCCCGCTTCCAACTAGAGGAAAGGAGGGACATGCTGTGTTAGGAGGAACATTAGGAGGAGTTGGAAATCTGGGCACGTTGTTCGTGCGACTGACCGCGGACAGTACGGAGCTGGTACGCGGCATGGAACGCGCCAAGGATTCTATAGGGACGAGCTCGTCCCTAATGCTGGCGAGTGCTACCCGGCTTTCCTTGGGCATCACAGCGGCTTTCGCGTCTGTGGGCGCTGCAGGGGTGAAACTCTACTCGAGCTTCGAGTCCTCCTTTGCAGAGATTCGCAAAAGTCTGTCCGCGACGGAGAACCAGTTTCGGCAATTGGAAGGGGCGATGCGAAAGCTGGCAATGCAATTGCCTGTGGATGTAGAGCAGATAAATGCTCTGGCAGGGTCGGCTGCGGCTTTGGGCATCGAACGCAAAAATCTGGAGGAGTTCACCCGCACCGCGACCGAGTTGGGCATGGTCTCCAATATCGTGGGACGGGACTCTGTGGAGGCCTTCATACGGCTGATGGGAGTGCTTAAGGTACCTCAGGAAGAGGCTCGTCGCATGGCCTCTACATTTGTAGTGTTGGCAAAGCAGATGATTACGAGCGAGTCGGAGATTCTGCAGATGGCATCCAAGATAGCGCCAGCTTCCAAAACATTTGGAATGACAGCGGATCAGATTTTGGGTCTCTCGGCAGCACTCAACAGTATGGGGGTAGAGGCGGGTAGGGGAGGCATGGCCTTTAATGGGCTAATCCTGTCTATGGGCAAGGCGGTGGCGGAGGGGGATGAGAAGTTGCAACTGTTTGCTGCGATAGCAGGACAGAGTGCCTCGGAGTTTGCAGAGGCCTTTCGCTCGAATGCCTTGAGGTCTTTGCTTCGATTCATTTCCGGGCTGCAAAGCGTCGCCAAGAGTGGCGCGGATGTTACAGGTGTACTGGATCAATTGGGACTGGATGGAGCGCTGTTCGCTTCGGTTCTATTGCGAGCCTCTGACGCCCAGGAGCTCCTGAACAAGGGCCTCTTGGTAGGAGCGCGCGCTTGGCAAGAGAACGAGGGGCTTACGCGCAATGTATCGATTCAACTCGATACCTTTAGCGCTCAAGTGAAGATAGCTTGGAACCACATCAAGGATTTTTTGATCACTTTGGGTGAACAAATTGTTCCAACTCTCAAGGCGCTCAATAGTCTTTGGCAATCCTCAGGTCAGAGTCTAGAAGTTTTTGGGCTAACAGCGGAAGGAGTAGCTCGTACGTTTGCCTCTGTAATGCTAACCGCTATAGGCTTGGTTGGGGACGCGATTCAGGGCTGGCGAATGCTCATTAAGTCCGTACAGCTTGCCCTGACTGGCCTGGCGGAAGTGCAAAACAAAATCTGGTCGGGTATTGTGCGGCTGTTTGTCCACTCGGTAGAGAGCATGGCCAATAGTGCGATTGGGATCCTTAATGCGGCCATTCGTCTGATCAATCAGCTGGCGGCTCAGTTGCCCGAGTGGATGCAGCCCAAGGTAACTCTCAGGGAAATAAAATGGAAGCTTTCCATAGACACGGAAGGGCTGTCTGTGGTTCCGGAGGCGCTGGAGGAGACGAGGAAAGAGTTCTCAAGTGAGCTGGAATCTCTAGCCTCCCAGCCCAAGTTTTCCGAGCGTCTGCTGTCAGAGTACGACAAAGTAGTTCAGGGGATCAAACGGAAGAATCGTGAGGTAGCACAAAATGTAAATGAGCTAACGCAAAATGTAAGTCAGGCATTCTCCTTTCCTGAGGAACACGGTACGAGGATAGCGGAGCGGATGCTACGGACGAGACAGGTAACGGAAATGATCCATCAGATGCGTCCCCCCTCAGGAATGGGCGTGCCGGGTTACGGGATGGCTGGTTCATTTTTGGATCAGAACTTACAGGCTGCCGTATCGAAGTCTTTTGAAAAGGAAGCAGCGCAGAAGAATCTGGAGCAGCTAAGGAGCATCAATGAACAGGACGTAGATCTCACTCGGGAGACTCTGCTCAAGAAGCAACAGCTCATGGAGGGCTACATCGAAGAACTGAAACACCTCCGAGCCGCTGAGACACAGATTATTCTCTCTTCCGGTCAGGCCACTTTCGATTCTTTGGCTTCCATTGCTGAGGGGTTTGCGGGTAAGCAAAGCGATATCTACAAGGCGATGTTTGCGGCAAGCAAGGCTTTTGCCATTGCAGAATCTATTGTAAAAATCCAACAGGGCATTGCCGGGGCTCTCGCACTGCCCTTCCCTGCAAACCTAGCTGCGATGGCCAGCGTGGTGGCGGCTACAGCGAACATTGTATCTACGATCCAGAGTGTGCGACTGACTTTCGAGGGAGGTAAGGCGCGTGGAGGGCCCGTGAGAGCTGGAGCATCGTATTGGGTTGGAGAGGAGGGACCGGAGCTTTTCGTTCCCAATCGGTCTGGGTCCATTGTGCCCAATGGTGCTGTTTTGAGCAGCAGCGTAAAAGTGGTTGTCCACAATTATTCTGGCGCGAGGACGGATGTACGGGAGCGAGAGGAGGGAGGGGGGCGTGTGATCGATATCGTTGTCCAGCGGGTAAAGAGCGAGATCGGTTCGGACATCGCAGACGGGCGGGGCGTAGTGACCCGCGCCCTGGAGCAATCATTTGGGCTGCGGAGGGGACGAGCTTGAGCACACGGATCCAGGTCAACGTGGAGTGGCCAGAACAAGTGTTGTCCCTGCCCTACATAGATTTTGAAGGCAAGGAGAGAAACAGTACGCTGATTTCGGATCCAGAGTGGGCAAGCCTGGATTGGCGTTCTCGATGGAATAAATCCTACGCTACACTGTCTGTTCACTGGGTCTTTACGGATTGGGCCACGTACGAAACCTTCCTCTGGTTCTGGCGCGAGGTATTAGGGATGGGTACCTCCTGCTTCTCCATTGCTTTGGCCTACCCGAAGCTTTCCGAGCTTACAACTTGGATGGTGAGATTTGTTTCGGACTTGGAGATGGAGGTGGAGCCTGGCAGTTGGACTGTTCACGCGAGTTTGGATCTGTTGAGCCCCGTCGAGATCGAAGAGGGCTCTCCAGTGATAGGCTACACAGCCTTCCAGGTATTGGAGGACGAGGAGACAGGCGCTTCCTATTTGGATTTTGAATTAAAGGATGGTAATTTGTATAGTGTAAAGAGCTAGGCATAATATGAGTGCACCATATTATAGTGCGTATACAGGAGCACAAGTAGATGCTGGAGTAAAAAAAGCGTCGGCTCTGTGGCCTCTATTCAC